TCTCTAGTCGGAAACGGCCGCAAATGACTGATCGGTGGCGACCGTTCGCCCATTAGCGGCACGATCATCTCGGGACCGCGCTCGCCGACCAGCGCCCGTGTGCGGCGCGTGACAATGCCGCCCTCGGCAAAGGCCGCCGTCGGATTGTTTTCCATCCGCTGCAGGATGTCACGCACATCGCGCAGCATCACGTTGCTCTGCTGCTCGGTGTCGACCAACTCGCGGCCAGCGCCCATGCCGAAATCGCCAGCGCGATCGAGCGGAATAATGCCCTGCGGTCCTTGCGTGCCGAGCATCCCCAATGTCGGGCCGGTGACCAGACCGCCCTCCGGGATTCCCTTTGGCCGCTCTGGCGGCATCGGGATTGCCTGGCCGGGCGTGAACCAACCTGGCGGAACGAACATCAGATTTCTACCGTAAGGTTCGTCTTGCGGAATGGCCTCGCGTTTCTGTTTTAGATAATCGCTTTCCGGTTCACTTTCTCGCAGCGCCCTGCCTAAATCTCTGACGGATTGTTCGGCCTGATCGAACTTATCGATCATTCCGGTCAAAAACGGAGTCATCGCGTCGGCGATCTTATTGGCGAGTTCGGCCGATTGCTCACCAAGCGGTTTCCAGACCTGATCATCCATTTTCTGGGTGAAATCTTGCCAGGTCGTATTGGCCTTCACTGCCGCCGCATCATTGGCCGCGGAAAAATGTTGCAGAACTTCGGCGTAATTTTTCACCAGCAGATCGACATATTCTTTCGGGGCGCCGAGATATTGCCTGGCGATAACTTCCTTAACTTGATCGGTGGCCTTTTCGTATTCCAGCAGGATTTGCTCAAGTCCGGCGCGCGTGTCGCCGGTCCGCAGCAAGCGATCAATGTTCCGGCCCGCTTCCGCAGCAGCGTCGCCATAATGACCAAGCTCGGCCTGCGCTTGCGTCATATTCGGATGCAAGAATGCATCACGCATCGCTGCGCCGAGAGCTGCAGAAGAAGCCGCCGCGTCGCGCTGCGATACTCCCGAACGCGTCAGCGTGTGTTCGTAAGCTTGAACTTCGCGCGTCGTCAGATGTAACGTTTGCGCATATAGACTCAATTGCGAGCGATGCTCGGCAAAATCTAGAACCATCTTGCCGAGCCCAGCCCCGACGGCTGCGATCCCCGCGATGGTGCCGATCGGCCCGTGCAGAACCTTGGAAAGACCTTCGAACGATTTTGAAGTGTCTTGGCCCTGCTTGCCGGTTTCCTTGAGCGCACGGCTCATTTCCTCCAACACGGCTTGCATGTTGGATTGGATCATCACTTGGAGCTGAGCTTGTTGCTCCGAACTAAAGCCGTCGCCGCCGATACCGTCAGGCATGGCCTATTCCCCCATGGCCTTCTTCCGCTGCCGGGCGCGGCCTTTCAATTTCGCGTTCTCGTGTGGTCGTTACACGATCCATGCCGTCGTGCTCCACATTCGTGCGGACGTGATCCGGCACGTTGATGAAGCGAATTTCAGCACGCTTTTCCATAAAGCTGTCGCGGGTCTCGCGCCGGATCGCGCGATCGATATTCTCGCCTGTATCTCTATTAGCCGCGCGCTGCTGCTCGGCAAATCGAATATCCGATCGCTGATTCTCGACGCCATAGCGTTCCTTCGAATCGGGATTTACCCACGTCGTTGGATCGCGAGGTCCGCGGCCGTAACCGAAACCGGCAGGACCCGAAGCATTGCCTGTGCCGAAATTGATGCGATTGGAGCCGCCGAGAACAGCCTCTTCGGCTTGCTGCATCGCCTCGGTTTTGTATCCGCGGCCGCCGCCGCCTGCCATCTTGCGCAAACTGTCCGGATAATAAGCGCGCTGATTGATGGCATCGCGCAACGACATCTTTCGCGCCGCCGCGCGGTTCATGATGCTTTCCATGAACGCTTGCGGATTACTCTGGTCCTCTAACTGAGCGAGCCGATAAAGTCTCTCGCGCAATTGCGGGTCATTATTTAATTCTTCGCCGAAGCGCCTGCGCGATTCTCTCAGGCCGCCGACACCGCCGCGCGGCGCGCCGCCATCAATGCCGCCCGGCTCGCCGCGCCTGGTCGGTAATGACGGCGTTTCGATGTTCGGACGATCCTTTGGCACCGGAGTGCCGGGCGGCACATCCGGCCGCGGCGTATAAAGCGCGGCACGTTCCTGCGCCTGCTTCACCGCATCATCGCCGGAATAGCGAACTTCAAATCCATCCAAGGACCGTCGCCGCTTCCCAACAGTATCGATCACGACCGCCGAATTAGTCTTCGGATCGTAGGTTCCTGGCACGATCGTCATTACATGGCCGCCAGTCTGACCTATCGGGACGTTGGTCTTTGATGCAACGATGCTGCCGAATGGCCGCCCTTCAACATTGATAGCACTGCCATCGACATGTTCGCCCCATTTGCGCCAATTCGAAGCGATCGGATATCCTTTCGGCGATGCGTAGCCCGATGATTGGGTCAAGGCGTGCGCGAGATCACCGCACCAGGCGCTATCAACGCGATAGCCCCGGTCGTGCATGAGTCTTTGCATTGCCCCCGTTTCGTGACGCGCAGCGAGCGCGCTCAGTGCCGCAACGGTTTCAGAATCAACTGGCTTTCCAGATTGATCAACGGGAAAATCCGGCGATGCCTGTCCGCCGCCGCGGCGTGGCTCGCTAGGTCCTCCCGCAATCGGCCCCATGCCGCCGCCCGGCGCGCCGGTTGCGCCATATCGCCCGAGCGAGGTGCCGCGCATTTCGCCGCCGCCGCCGCGCTGTCTTTCTTCCATACGCTGCAGACTGTCGCGCACCTCGCGCATTAGCACCGCGCGATCGTCAGCCTGCTGCGAAAGGTCCTGTTGATTGCCACCTAGCGGCAGATTGCTGCCCGGCCGTGTGGCAAATCGCGTGTCGGCCGGCACACCACGAAGCGGGATAACCATTTCCGGACCGCGCTCGCCGAGATAACCGATCGTCGGCCGGGTAACGATGCCGCCGTGTTGAAAGCCAGGAATTCTCTGCGTACCTGGTGGCTGCAATGTCTGGGGACGAGCCGTCGGGCTTGTCGGACTCTGTGTTTGCGGTCCTTGAGTCTGGCCCTGATACCAAGGTGTCCGCCCTGTCTGCAGAAAATGCTCGAATTTATCGAGAACGCTTAACGTCGATTGAATCCAGCCCGGCAGCGTGCTCGCTACCTGCGTCATAAACGGGACCCAATATTTCTCGTTCCACTGCGATTGAAAATCCAGCCAGATTTCCAAACTTTTCTTTGCCGCCGCTTCGTTGTGCTCCGGTATTTTGGCGATTGTGTTATCAAACTCCTCGACGATCTTGCGCAGCACCGGCAGCGGCATCCTATGGAATTCGGCGATAGCTTCTTGCTGCTGCGGCGACGCCTCACGAAAAACTCTGCTCAGCGTCTCGACATATAATCTTCCATTCCGTGTGCCCGCGACTTCAAGCAGCTGTCTGCCCCAAGCAACCGCTTCGTCACCCCAAGCCTTGAGTTGCTCGCCAGCACGCCCGCCCCAGCGATTGACCGCCAAGTCGGTCATGGTATCGGCGAACGACTTCATGCCAGCGCGGGCTTGCTCGGTGGTCTCACCTGCCTTGCGCGAAATCAACTCGAATGCAGTCGCCTCACGCGTGCTCATATGCATGATATTGGAGAGCAATTGCAATTGAGCGCGACCTTCGCCGAAAGCGATCGTGTTCTCAGCTGCCGTGCTGGCGAGACTAATTCCGGCTCGGATCAATCCGCCCGGCGAACTCATAATATCGCCCAGTTCGCGGAATTGCTTGCTGAACTGATCGATGTTCGGCCGCACTCGCTGAAATTCCTGCAGCGATTGCGTCATCGCCTTGATGCCGCCCTCCAAGTTTTTCCTGGCGTCAATATCGATCTGAAGGATTTCGTCAGGCATTATTCTTCGTCCTCATCCGGCTGTGTTCTTTCCAGCAACTTTGAGGTCCAGAACTGATGACGCAGAATTGCCGATACTGGCTGGCTGAGAAACTCGTCGGGATGGCGATTGTAATATTTCGCTAGTCGATAGCAGTTCAGGATTAGATCGTCCGACCGCCCGCCTAATCCGGCAAGAAAAAACGGTGTGCGATCAGCAGCGCCGCCAATTCCCAATCTTTGGTGTTCATCATGCGGATCGTGCTTGGCGGCACCATCGCCAGCGTCGACATCATGGCGAACATCGATTTGTTCTCGTAGCTCATCTTCGGCGTATCGTTGCCAGCGACCCATTCGAAGCTCACCGGCGTGCCGCACCGCTCGATATCGGCACCGGTCGGTTCGCGAAAGCGCAGCTCTTTGACTTCCTCGCCATTGGCGACAACCGCCTTGCGCAGCGGCACCACCAATACATTATCGACCACGGCAGCGCCGTTGGCCGGTTTTTCCTCCGCCATAACCGCTCACTCCCGCTTAGGTAATTTCATCGCAGCTAATGCCCTGCCACGTCACTCGCACCGTGCCTTCACGCGAATTGAGATCGAGCGCCGATGTGCAAGCGGCCTCGCGCAGGACATAAGTTTTGCCGTTGGCCAGCTCGGCCGTCACGGTCGCGTCGACCGTCTGCTCGACCGTCACCATCGACAGAGCCGGATCGAGCGACACATCTCCGGAGATCGCAGGGACTCTCGGCAGCTCTGAGTACCCGTGAATATAGTCTTGACCTGCCAGCATCGCGCGTTCGACGGTCGAGGGACTTACAGTAAGATTGCCTCGGCAGGGATAGATGCCGCCATTGACCTTGAGCCAGGCTATGCCAGCGATTCTTTGTGCCACGATAGTTCTCCTTCCAACAAAAAACCCGCCATCGGCGGGTCATCAGATCAGACTGGTTCTTTCGCTTACGTTATGATCGCTTGCTCTCCGCGGTTATATTGCAAGCGGAATTGCGCGAGCACAGCAAACACGCGCAACTGATTGATAAGATCGGGCGGATATAGGACATTGACCCGGTTCGGGTCATTACTGTCACGTTCGACTATAAGGTTGTTAATGAATGCCTGGCGATTCTCGACTAGGCCATTGAATTCATCGATCGCATACTGAGCAACAAGTTCTGCCTTGATCGATTTCGGCGTGACGATGGCCTGGCCGGCGCCGAACCTGGTGCCGTCATCGGCGAGCTTATGCCGCGGCCACTTCGATGTCACCGCCTGGCGTTGATTGCGGATGAGTCGCGCCAGCGTTGCCAGCGTTGTCACCAACTCATAAGCATCATCGCTATAGCCATAAGAGTTTTTGGTCCAGGTCGTGGTTTCTCGGGCGATTGTCGGAATGTTATCGGCATAAGTGCGCTGCGTCGCCAGCCCGCTCAGCGACAACGTATTCAGCTCGCTGATCAGGAAACGGCTTTCGAGCTTGGCCGGAATGATGTTGAGAAACTGCAGGGTCTGCAGCGGCCGCGCCGGATCAATCGACAAAGCGCGGGCGGCTCGGGCCGTATAAGCCGCGGCAAACTCATAGACCGGCGAAAGCGCGTTGACTTCGATCCCCAGCACCGAGAGCTGTGCCGCATTCTGGGTCGCCGAGAAAGTCTGCAGCGTGCCCACCGTGCCGCGCATGCAGGAGAAGATGTGACCGAACTTCTGCCTGATCCAGCCCCAGCGCCCGGTATCGCTGAAATCAAACTCGGCCTTGATCTTATTTAGCCCGCTCGAGTCCAGGAACGGATAGCAAACATATTCATAATCGTTTTCCGACAAGGCGCTGATGGCCGCGGTCGGATCGGGATCGCCAGTGCCAGTTGTCAGCATTTGCACGTAAGTGACCGTCAAACCGGGCGGCATCAGCTCGCCGCCGGGCGTGCCGAAGTAATTATCGGCAAGCGTAATATCGTTGCCGCTGGTGCCCTTCCATTTGACGGTAACCGTCACCACGCCGACCGCGGCCGTCGCCGTCACCGGCGAGGTCGGATCACCGTTGATGGCCGCCGCAATGCTAGCCGCGACCGTGGTGACCGTGTCGCCTTGATTGACGTCGACCGGCGTATGATCGCCGCCGATGTAAAGATGATACGTGCCCGCCGCAGTCGGTGGCGTTGCCACTGTTATGGTGCCATGCGCGGCAACGCTGCCCTCGGTAAGACCAACGCCATAAACCAAATTGGCCCAATTATTCGGCAGGTAGGCTCGGAACATGCGCGACAGTTGCGAGCCAATGCCAAACGCGGCATCGGCCTGCGCCACCGAGGCGATCGGCACCGGCACGTTGGTCGGCGCCGTTCCGGCCGTCAGCTTAATGCCAAACAATAGCGACGGCTGAATGAGGATCGGCAACCCCGCCATCGAGGGGTCGACTTCGACGTAGTAAAGTGGGATGCGCCAGTTGGCCGGGATGTTCTGAAAGCTAATAGGCATTTTTTACTCCTTTAGCCCTGGCCGAAGTTGCCGGGATCGCTGGTGAGAACATCGCCGTCTTGAATGCGGCGATAGGTGTAAGTGTCGTTGGGCCAATTCGCTGGATCATCGGTCGTCGGCATTCTGCCGCCGGTCGGGTGACGCAGCACGGCGCGGAATTCATCGTTCTTTGGCCAGACTTGAATCGTATCCATCAGTTTTGCTCCAGATCGTATTCGACGATCACCTGTTGAGAATTGTCATCGGCATCCGACGGTCGCGCCTGAACGTGCATGGTCTCGAACACATCGGGGATGAACGGCGGATAAGTGACGACGCCGAGATCGCAGCTCAGATCAAAGCGCAGCTCGGCGACCGGATATTCGTTGTCCGCGCCCACTGAACCGAATTGGTGCGTGCGAGAGCCGCGGATGAAGGCTTGGACCTTGGCCTGGCTGTGCTTACCGTCCCAATTGATCAGCGTCTCGTCGGCGAGCAGCCCGCGCGTAATCGCCTGGTAAGCAGTATCAAGATCGTATTCGCCTTCGTTGGCATCATTGTTCTGCACGATGACCGAGAAGCCATAACGCACAATGGTCTTCATCCGAGTTTCGCCGACATTTGAATCGCCGTCGGGCGTGCCGATCTCCTCGATGAAATACACGCCGCAGAACGGCAGGTGGTTTGGCTGTATCTGCAGCGCCTTGTTGGTGGTGAAATAAAACGGCTGAAACCAGGCCCAGGTCTTGATGCGCGTGACGATGGCATCGCGAATGATTAGAGCATAGGACCGCGGTATTTGATCGACGCGGGGCAGTTTCGGATGCAATCGCATCCGTTTTGAAAACGGCGTGACTGGCGCGATCATGGTTTGGCCGGA